CTTGATTTCAGGGATGCCATACTTGCCCACGCCCGGAAAAATCATCTTTTCGGTGTTTTCCATCGGCAGAATCACGGTTCATCCCTTCTTTTTCTTTCGTTCTTCCGCCCACCACATTTGCTCTTTTTCCTTTCCGCCCTTGGATTTATACCACTCGGTGTAATCCATGACAGGGGTGGTCTCTTTGGTCACATTGTCCAGCTGCCGTGCGTTCTGCCGGGGATACTTGCCAAGCGCAGAGGACAGCACACAGCGGCAGTGGTAGACCATTTCCGGCGCTGCGTTGGGGTCGCCGGGGCGCTGAATCTCGTAACCCATGACCTTGAAAGGCTCGTCAAGCTCTGCCGTCTGCTGGTCAAGCAAGCGGTGCATTTCACGGGTGCGGTAGTCGTGGGTGGAGTTCCACCGCTTTTTGACCTCGATGCCCAAAGCCTGGGCGTTTCGCATCTGCTGCAAGGCCCCGGCGTTCTGGGCGCTGGTAAGGGCTGTGATGGCGTTGTTCATGGCCCAGTGAATCTCTGTGTCAGCCATGCCGTTGACGGCCTGCACGGCGATGTCGTGGACGCTTTTGCCCTGCACGATGCCCTGCATGACGTAGCGATTGAACACCCGGGCGTCATAGGTGCGGTTGCTCTCGCTCTTGATGCGCTTGTTGGGCACCATGCGGGGGTTCTCCTTCAGCAGGAGCTTGACCGCTTCAGTGTTGTACAGGGTCAGCCCAAACGTCACTCCTGCGGCCTGTTCCAGCTCGTAAAACGTCCAGTTTGCGCCAAAGGAAAAGATGTTGTATTGCTCGTCCCGGGCCAGCTTATAGGCCGTCTCTTGGGCTGTGGTGCAGGTCTGTGTGATGCCGTACAGCTTGGCGTGCATCAAATCGGACTGAAAGACCTGATTTTGCAGCCAGATGCGATAGTCTTCCTCGGTGATCTCGCCTGCGTCCAGCTGCGCCCGCTTTCGCTCGTCCAGTTGCTTATATTTTGTAAGAAACTCGGTAAGCTGCTCCTGCATCTCCCGTCGGGCAGTGCCGTACACCCGGAGGATGCGGCGGCGCAGGCGGTTCAGCTGTCGGGTAGAGATGCGGTCACGGTCAGAAATCACGTTTCATCACCGTCTCCCTCCCCCTCGCCTACGGTCTCCCGTGTTGCGCTCTCAGCCATCAACGCGGCCTTGGCCTGCTCCTTTTGTTCCGGGGTGAGGTTGGGCAGCAGGTCGATGGCCATGTCCTGTCCGATGATGGCGGCCTCGGAAATCACCATGCTGACCTGCTCAGCTGTGTTGGTGATCTTGCTGCGGTTGAATGTCGGCATAGCGTTTTCAAAGCCAGCCAGTGCGCAGATCTGCCGGATGAACGGCTTGACCTGCGCCTCGAAGTCGTCTGCGTTCTGGTTCAGCGGCTCATAGGCCGCATCCAGATGGTCGTTGGTACTGTCAGCGCTGACACAGTGCACATCCAGACCGCCGAAGTCCTCATACACCCGGGTGTGGAGCAGCTCCAAAAGAGCCTGCCGGGCCGTCACAGGAATCTCGGTGGTGTAGGGGGTGATCTTGCCGCCCTCGCTGGTGTCTGCGCCTGCAATGTGGTACAGATTCAGCTTGACAAGGAACTCCTGCAACTCGTCATCGGTCATGCCGTTGAAGTTCTCGCACAGCCAGTAGATCTGCGAAAAGTCCTGCAGGTCATTGCAGAAGCCGGACATCACCAGATCGGTGTTGTCAATGTAGGCTTTTAAGCCCACAAGCGTGCTCTGGTGCAGGTCGGAGCCCCACAGCGGAACAATGGGAAGAGCGCTGTAGTTTTCGCCCTCCACGCTTTCCAGCCCGCCGCCGGGTGTGGTGACGGTCACACTCTTGTATGCCTGCTTCGGCGTTGTCTCTTGCATCACATTGCCGATTTTGCTTTCCGTGTACTCAGTGAAGCCGTCCAGCTCGTACAGGATATAGTGCATATCTGTGTCCGGGTTCAGCCGCCAGAAGCGCACACCCGCCTGCAAAAGGCTTGTCTTCTCAT